ATCTAGGAGTGCATGTATAGTTGCTATCATTTGGATTTCTTCTTAGATTGCTTAGATGAAGATACTTCTTTCCACCCTCTTTTTAGCATATTTTTAATTTGTGCTTCGTCATTACATTCTTTTACTACTATATCTCCATTACCGTCTTTAGCTTCGAGCTTCATTATAATCTCCTATTTATAATAATAGGGGTAGAATTAACTACCCCTATTATATTGATTATCAACTGCCTATTATGCATCCATACAAGCAAATAATCTTTTGTTTGTGCCTGTATTACCTACTAGAGTGACACCATAGACTGTGTCAGCAACGAATCTATTAGACAATGAAGTCAAATCATATTCACTCTGAACTCTAGCCTTCATATTGGCAGACCATGCAATATTAATAGCATCTTTATGAATCATATATCCAGCAAGATGATCAGCTTCTGTAGTGATGTCAGTAGAATTGAATACTGGACTTGCACCTGCTGTTGTATATAAACTTTCACCTGATGTAACATATACAAAGTTATTAGATACAATTACATTAACGCCAGCTAATTTACCAACATAACCACTTACTCTTGGAGCGTCCATTGAAGAGCCAATAACATCATATCTTGCAAAATCATCAAGTTTAAATAAACTTGCATAAGTTTTAGGATGTAATACTAATGTCCAATCTTCAAGAGATGAATCATTTATATGAACTGCTTGAATCAAATTAGCGATACCAGCTTTATCAATATTATAATCACCTGAACCTGTAATATCAATAACATTCCCAACTAAATCGCCATTTGCATCACTATTTGCACCATCATTATAAGTTAATGCTTGAAATATAGCTTTAGATATTTCAGTATCTATCTTTTTAGCCAAGGCATACCCTAATTTTTTGGTGTAAATATCCATTAGCTCATAACTAGACTGAGCCTTAACAAGATCAGATACTGAGAAAGCAGCATAATGAGATTTATTTACGATTAATTGATATTCGCCACCAGCTGTTGTAGTATCGTCAAACTTAATACCAAGATCTGTATCTGATTGCAATGCTGCAGAATTAGCAGAGCTATATAAATCGCTTGCTACTAATTCATCGTGTTGTGGTAGGTGAATCAAATCACCTCCATTTGCAACAAGCCCAGATAGGTCTGTTGCTAAGTTTCCATATACAAGATTCTTTTCCATATAATCTCGTACTGCCATTCCCCATACCTCAGGGACGAATTTTTGTAATCCTGCTCTTACATTGCTGTCTTGTAGACCACCAGTTAAAAACTGATTACTTGTAGGTGCTATTGCCATAATTTAAATTCCTTTTATTTTAAGCCTTAATTCTATTCATTAGCCCTTTGAGTGTAGAAAATACGCTTCTCTTCATCAGTCATTTCTGTCCAAGGTTTATCAAGGTTGCCAGTCCTTGACATTCCTGGCTTATGTTGAGTAGGCTTTGAATTTGGCTCGTTTAATTTTTCTGTCATATATTCTAAGACTTGCAAATTTTCATTCGCAAACTTCTCTCTGTCAGCCTTTGGAAGCTTTGAAAGGTACTTGTCACGCTGAGCTGTTTCATGAGCCTCCCACTTTTCCTTATAGGGAAGAGTAGAATCTAATTTCTTTTGAAGTTCTTCAGATAATTCCTGAAACTGTTCTTGTTCCTTCATCTGTTTCACTTTATTAGTCTCTTGAGCTGTCGTGAACTCTGTTACTTTCGCTTCTGCATCCTGCGACCTCTTACGAAGCTTCTTTGAATTATTAACTTCATCAAGGTACAAGGCTTTATAATCTACATTAGAATCGGACTGACTCTCCTGTTGAGGCTCCTGCCCCGTTGCTTGATCTGTAGTGGTTACTTCTGTTTCCATTAAAAATCTCCTATTAATTAGTGGGAAATCTACTAATATTTATTGTTACTACCAAAGAATTTTCAGGCTACTCCCATAAAAATAAAATTTTTATTCTCAGAATATTTATAAATAATTTCATAGGCTTCATCTGAAAGCATTATTGTATTCTTATATGTATCATCTTTATCATGATCTAATAATGGGGTTGATGGGGTTAAAAATCCATATAAAAATTCTAATTCATCTTGGAGTTCTTTTATAGCCATTTCAAGCTCTTCTATTTTTTTACTATTTCCATTAAACATAATACCTCCATTTTAACTGTCCCAAGGCAATTGCCCATATCCTTTAAATTTAAATTCAACGCCTATTTTTCCTGTATCAAGATAAGTTTTAAATGTAAATTTTAAAGTACTCGCCAAATCTGACATAGCCTTATTATAAGCTGTTCCCCCCTCCTTCCAGGTTCTAGGAATCCCCCAAAATTTTCTTGCAGGAACAGGGACATTTGGTATAGCCGACTTAGACCCTGTCGTAAACCCTGAATTGTGGTGTTTTCCATAATCATTATAAGCCGAATTCTTATCTAATTTTAATTTTGTATTATTAGCAGTGGGTGTAACACTAAATGAATCACGAAGCTTTCCCGTTCCATATAATATTGGAGTATCAGGGCTATGCATAGGTTTGGCTTTACGCATTTTAATAGTAGCCTCCCTTGTAGGGCTAGGGTCAGAACGCTTAAAAGGAGCACCATTAATATTTTTTCCATTATCAATGCCCCATTGCAATCTTCCAATAAGACCATCAGCAACGCCCTTAATGAATCTACCATACATAGCTTCTTCACCAGTATTAGAGGCTATATCTGCAAACTTTGTCGCCCTATCTGCCAATTTTATTACACTTTTTAATGCCATTATTTTTTACCTAATACCTGCAAAACTTCATCTAATTTTAATTCTAATATCTCAATTTTTTCTTCAAGCTGTCTAAACATAGTTCGTAGCTGAAATGAATCTATTTGCAGATTAGCCACTGCACTTCTAATCTCCTCTGTCTGTATCATCGTCATCATTCTCACTTTCCTCTCCATCGTTAGTTTGCAACTGTGGGGGAACAAAAGTAGTGAGCTGTGTCACATTTTTTTCAAGGTTTTCTTCAATTTTCCGTTCAGCTTCTTCAATGGTAATGTCTTTATTATTGCGTACCATGATCTCTGCAAGCGTCGTTTGACCATTCTTTAAATCCCAATCGTCACGAAGAACTTTTTCCTGTTCTGATTTTGGGTAGTCTGGTTCAAGAAAATCAATTCCAAATTTATTGGGTAGCTTAGCACCATAAGGTGCTCCAACAAGTTGCTCAATTTCATAAAAATCATTTTCATATTGCCTCCATAATTCTATATCATCTTTAAAATCTTCAAAAGATTCCAAGTCTTTAATCTGAAGTGCTACTCCCGAAGGAGTCTCTCCACCATCTTGGGCAAATTGTACAAACATGTGGTTAGATTGTGCCAATAGCTCTATTTGAAATTTAATAGAGTCAATTACTGCCTGCAGGTTGCCTCCGGGAGATGCAATCCCAAAATTTGCACCTTCAGGAAGAGAAATAATCATATCACTACCTGCTCTTGCAGTCATATCGGCTTCAGGAACCCCTGTGGCCCAAGGCTGTCCAAACATTTGGTATCTTAATCCTAATTGCATTTCAGTAAGAGTAATATTTATATGAGTATTACAATTAATAATATCAACAGCACCCTCTACAAAGAAAGAATCAACCTGATGCTCACGATGGGTGAAAACAACTGGCAATCTACCAAGATTGTGTACCTCTTCCTTGACAATATTCCCCCCTTTATCATATTCAATATAATATTCATCATCAATGTATGCAAAAGCCTCTTCACCAACCACATAACCAGGATCATCTACAGGAGAAGCAAGAGGATATGATATGGCGATAGGATCAAATGGATTATCCTTCTCGAAATGTGGAATAAAGAAATAAATTGGATGATATGAAAATTTATCACCCTCATAGGTCACTTGAGTTGCAATTGTTCCAAGAAGCCGTGTCATTCTCTCAATATGCTTAAAAGAAACATTCTTTTTATCGGTATAATTTGTATATTTCTTATTTACATTCCTAACTGCACCAAG